CGTGGCCGCGTTCCTACGCGAGCTGCCCGAGCCGATGTTCCGCCAGGCCGGGGCGGAGACGCTCCGCGAGGCGAAGGGAGTGGACACGTTCCTCTACCGTGCGGCCAACAAGGCCCACCAGGCCCGCTACGGCCGGCCGTGGGTCGTGGAGCGACAGGGGATCGGGGACTGTGTCTCGTGGGGCTGGGCCCACGGGATCTACATCGCCCAGGCGATCGACTGGGAGACGGGCCGGCTGGCGGAGCCGCCGGCGTTCCCGGCCACCGAGTCGATCTACGGCGGCTCGCGAGTGGAGGCCCGCGGCAAGCCGGAGGGCTCCGGCGGCTGGTCCGACGGCTCCTACGGGGCGGCCGCCGCCCGGTGGGTTCGCGACTGGGGCGTGATCTACCGGCAGAAGTTCGACCGGTTCGACCTCACGGCCTACTCCGCCGACCGGGCGAAGCAGTGGGGCAACTGGGGCAACGGCGGCCAGGGCGACAAGGGGCAGCTCGACACGGTCGCGAAGCGGCACCCCGCGACCCATGTCGCGATGGTCACGACCTGGGCCGAGGCGGCTGCGGCGATCGAGGCTGGGTTCCCGATCCCGGTCGCGTCGATGCAAGGCTTCGCGTCCACGACCGACCAGCACGGCTACGCCGCCGCGTCTGGCTCCTGGGCCCACGAGATGTGTTTTATCGGGGTCCGCTACAAGAAGAACGGCAGCCCGTCCGACGCCCTGCTCTGCCTGAACTCCTGGGGCCCGCGGTGGATCACCTACAAGGGCAAGTTTCCAGCCGACCAGCCCGACGGCTCGTTCTGGGTCGAACGCTCCACGGTGGAGCGGATGCTCGCCCAGCGGGACTCCTTCGCCGTCGGCTCTGTCGCCGGCTTCGGCTGGCGTGATCTCTCGAACGACGTGCTCTCTCCGCCCCCGCCCGACGACCGGAAGGCCGACCGGTCGCCGACGCTCGGCCTCGCCCTCTAGAGGATCTCATGAAACTCGACCGCTCGACCCTGCTCCTCCTGGTGATCGTGTTCGCGGCCGGCTGGTGGACGAGTTCTCGGCCCGCCCCGACGCCTGGCCCGACCGACCGGCCGGTCCTCCGCTGGATCGCCAAGGCGGCGAAGAGCCTCCTCTGGATCGCGCTCGTCGCCGAGCCGGCGCCGCCTGACGCCTCGACCCGCGTCGTCCGGACTCGCGTGGACCGCGAAGGCTTCGAGATCCTCGACAACGCGGAGACCCTATGAGCCTCTGGCGCTGGCTGATCTCGTTCCTGACCTGGCTCGCCGCCGACCCCCAGGCGGCCGACCTCGAGCACCCCAAGGCCGCCGCGGCGGTCTCGGCTGCCCGGGCCTCCATGCTGACGGAGGCGGCGCCGACGCCCCCCGGCCCGACGCCTGTCGCCTGCGACTGCGGTCAGACGTGCGTCCGTGGAACGTGGAAGCCGGACGGCCGGATCGAGCAGGTCTGCCGCTGCACCTGCCCGCGGTGCGTCGCCGAGCGGGCGAAGGCCTGCCCGGACGGCAAGTGCCCGACGCCGCCGCGCTGAAAATCGTCCTACCGTAGGACGCGGAGAACTTCGCCGGTCGGCGATCCCCTCATATCGTGCGGGCGTTCACGGACCCGAACACCCTCTCGCAAGGATCACGACATGCCCTCCGCCAAGCAGCTCCGCCTCCAGGACGAGGCCGCCACGATCGCCACCGAGATCGAGACCCTCCGCAACATGACGCCGGCCGACGACGCCGAGCGCGTCAAGATCGAGGAGCGGCTGGCCGAGCGGTCCACCCGCGCCGGCCAGGTGGCCGACGAGTGCGCCGCGGAGCGGGCCCTCGACGCGAAGGTCGAGGCGCTGCGGGCCGTGACGACCAGCGACAGCGACAGCCGGAAGACGGTCGAGAAGGCCGAGACCCGCAAGGGCCCGGCGATCCACGTCCTGCCCGGCAAGAGCCTCCGCGGCTTCGGCACGGCCGAGGCGGCGGAGCGGGCCGGCCGTTTCCTGCGGGCCCTCGCCCGCGGCGACATGGCCGAGGCCCGGGCGATGGGCGAGACCAGCCCGACCTATGACGGCACGGGCGCCGAGCTGGTGAGCCCGGAGCTGTTCCGCGGCTACGTCGACGTCCTCGGCTACCAGTCGGTCGGCCTCCAGCTCGCCCAGGTCTACACGACCTCGAGCCACACGCTCGAGATCCCGAAGATCGGCGAGATCGCGGCCGAGTGGTTCGACGAGCACGAGACCGTGACCGAGGACGAGGCCGCGACCGAGAAGGTGACGATCGCCCTCTACAAGGTCGGCCGTATCCTCTCTTTTTCGAACGAGCTGATCCAGGACGCGGCCGCGGTCGTGAACCTGGCCCAGCTCGCGGCCAACCGGTTCGGCCTGGCGATCGCCAAGAAGATCGACGAGGTCTGGCTCCAGGGCGACGCCGGTAAGGGAATCGACGGCCTGGTGGACGAGGTCCCCGGGGCGAACGAGGTCGAGGCCGGCGAGACCTACGACGGGGCCGACCTGGCCTCGGTGGTTGGCAAGATCGACTCGCGGGCGATGAACACCGCCTGGGTGGTCAGCTCGGCCGGCTGGGAGCACCTCATGAAGTCCTCGGTCGTCTCCCAGTCGACGACCGTCGGCGAGCGGGTCCTCCCGACCGTGATGGGCGCCCCGGTCTACAAGTGCCTCGGCCTGCCGGCCGGGACGCTGGCCCTGTACGGCGATTTCTCGATGGCGACCGCCGTCGCGGTGAAGTCGAACGGTCTGGTGATCTCGGCCTCCGAGCACGCCGGGTTCGCGACGGACGCGGTGAAGTACCGCGGCCTCCAGCGGTTCGGCCTGTCGAACCACGACGCCTCGTTCGTGGCGAAGCTGGTCGAGGCCGGTAGCTGAACCTGACCGCCGCCCCCACAACGACGCCCGGCGGGGGCAAGGATGCCTCCGCCGGGCCGTTGTATTTCAGGAGGACCCCGTGGCCGCCGAGCACCTGGAAGCGATCCGCCTCGTGAAGACATACCGGGGCTACCGCTCCGGGGTCGTGATCCGGGCGACGGCTGGACTCGCGGAGCGGCTCGTTCACGATGGGCTGGCGGTCCGCGAGCCGCAGCGGTCGCTCCTGGACGAAGCCCGGGACGGCCGCGTGGAGCGGGCGGTCGCCACCCAGGCGGCCGCCGAGGTCAGGGGCGCGAACTATGGCCGATAAGGTCCACCTGTCCGGCGCGACATACAAGGGCGTCCGCATGGACTCCGGCTCCCCCGTGACGACGGTCGAGGTGACCTTCGCCCCAGGCGAGGATCTGCCGCCCGGCGATCTCTACGCCACGGCGACCTCCAGGTCCGACACCGTGACGCTCGTCCCGGTCGACATGACCGGCAGCGACGGCGTCGTCGTCGTCCAGCTCGACCTCGACCCGCTCGACTTCGACGAGTACGGCCGGCGGACCTGGGCGGTCGAGATGGGCACGTTCGACGACAGCTCGGGCGAGACCTATTACGTCATGTTCTCCGGTTCCGTTTTCTTCACCGTCCAAGTCCCCGCCGTGATCGCCTCGACCACCGTCCAGGAGGCCGGATCGTCATGACGCCCGACACCGTCCGGATCATCACGCAGCCAGCCGCCGAGCCGATCACACTGGCCGAGGCGAAGGCCCAGCTCGGGATCGTCGAGACGTTCGACGAGTTCGACGGCCTGCTCTCCGGCATGATCGCGGCCGGCCGACGCTACATCGAGAAGCGGCTCGGCCAGACGCTCGTCGCCACGGAGTACCGGGCGACCTGGTCGGCCCCGCCGGCCGACGGCGTCCTCCACCTGCCCTATCCGCCGCACCTGTCCGGATCGGCATACGGCCTGGCGGTGACGGCCGCCGGCGAGGAGGTCGACCCCGGGGACCTCGAGGTCGATGAGGATTCCATGCCGGCCAAGGTTGACCTTCCGAGCGGCCTGTCCGGGAAGATCGTCGCCACCTACTGGGGCGGCGTGGCGGACGGTGCCGACGTCGAGCCGCAGCTCCGGGCCGCGCTCCTGATGTACGTGGAGCACGCCTTCAAAAATCGGGGGATCCTGGCCGAGGACTCCGCCGTCGAGCTGCCGCAAGGGTTCGAGGCCCTGCTCGCCTCCGCCAGTCATTCCGGGGGCTGGTGACCTATGGGCGTCCTTCCCGCCGGCATGCTCCGCGAATACTTCGCGATCGAGTCGCCGACCGAGACGCGGAACGACGTCGGCGAGCTCGTCCAGACATGGGACGAGGTGGCCCGGGTGTTCGGCTCCTACCAGGCGGTCTCCTACGCCGAGCTCTCCCGCCGCGGCCAGGTCGGCGGAAACACGTCGGCGACGGTCATGATCCGCTACCACCAGGGCCTCCAGGCGAACTGGCGGCTCCGGTGGCTCTCGCGCGACGAGAACCGGCTTCTCTACATCTCGGCCGTCGTCGAGCAGGGCAACCGCGAGGCGATGGAACTCTCGGTCGAGGAGGTGGCGGCGTGATCTCGATGAACTTCGACCAGGTTCAACGGGAGATCGGATCGAGCGCCGCCAGGCTGCTCGCCATGCCGAAGCACATCGGAAAGAAACACCTTCTCGCGGGGATGCGGCGGTCGATCAAGGCAAGCGGCGGCCTACAAAAACTGCGGGCCGCTACGCCCCCCGTGAACACCAGACGCGGCCGCCGCAGAAAGGGGGAGAAGGCCAGGAGCACGGGCGAGCTGCGGCGGGCCGTGATGACGCGGGCCAAGTGGATCGGCCGCAACCGCGACGGCGTGGCGGTCGCCGGCCTGGGCTACAAGTACGGCATGGCGAGCCGGAAGGCGATTTGGCACGAGTTCGGCACGACCCGGATGAAGGGTATAGCCATGATGCAGCGGACGTTCGAGTCGATCCGCGAGCCCGTGAAAAACAACCTGGCGGCCGAGCTGGCCGTGGCGATCGAGAAGGCCGCCGCGGAGCTGGCGTCCGGAATGAATCCCGGCATGTCGGCCCGCGGCCGGGCCGCCGGACTCTAGGAGGCCACCATGCCCAGCGACTCCGAAGACCTCATCCAGGGCTGGCTCCGGGCCCGCCTCGAGGAGGCCACCGGCTGCGACGCCTGGCCGCTGATCGGGCCGGTGGCGGAGCCGCCGTATGTCATGTTCGCCCAGGCGGGGCAGACGGACGAGGACACCCTGGCCGCCGACGACGAGACGCTGACGACCGGCCAGTTCACCGTCGAGGTCTACGCCCCGGGGTACGCGGAGGCCCACCATATGGCCCGCGACATCCGCCGCGCCGTGCGAAACTTCGCCGGGTCGTCGGGCGACCTGACAATCGCACGAGTCCTGGTCACCGACTCGAAGGACCTCGACCCGGCCTTCGAGGACGGCCAGAACAAGCCGGCCGCCTACGCGGTCGAGATCAGCCTCTCGATCTCCTGGATGGAGTGACCTATGCCAGCGCTCGCAGGCCTCCCGACGATCTCGTCGCCGGCCGCCCTCTCGCTCCCGGCTGGATGCACGAACGTAAAGGTGAAGACGTCGGCCGCCGACCCGACGAGCGGCTCGAACAAGGTCGACGTCACCGACCTCTCCGACACCTCGCGCCAGTACCAGGACGCCCCGCTCGTCGACGCCGGGGCCGGGGCCGCGGACGGTGTGACCTACACGGTCACCTGCTCGTTCTTCGGCACGCCGCCGGCGGTGAACACGGACGAAGAGGCCACCGGCTGGCTCTGCACCGAGACCGAGGAAGAGTACGCGGTCGGCGACATGATCAAGGGAACCGCGACCTTTGTCTACAAGGCCCCGGAGGGTAGTTGATGCCAACGCCAGCCAACGGCGCCGCGCCTGTTCTGCCTGTTTCCGATCTGACGAACGTCAAGATCAGCCGCAAGGGCATCGACACGACCGGCGGGTCCAACCGCCTCGATGCTTCGACGCTGGCGCTGAATCCTGGCGACGACCGGGTGTACGTCAACGGCCTGCCGGATTCCGGCGCCGGCGGCGTGGATGGAGTTTCGGCAACGATCACCTGCTCGTTCCTCACGGCGTCGGCTCCGGTAGCCGGGACGGACTACACGATCGACGGCGATCAGTACCGCTGCACGGAGTCGGAGGTCGAGTACGCCGTCGGCGAGCTCGTCAAGGGCACGGCGACGTTCGTCCTCGTTCCGCCTGATCCGGGCTCCTGATCCTCCAGCCCCGCGGGGGATCGCATGCCAGCGCCGGTTTCGCAAGGGTCGACCGTATCCTTCGCCGGGACGCCGATCGGCGAGCTCGTCGGCTGGAACCTGGTCCCGGCGACCGCCGTCACGACCGAGATCACGAGCACGGACTCCGTGTACCGTGGCTCCGGCGGCCTGTCCCGGGTTGTCAAAGAATACGACTGCACGACCGTTGACCCGGGGACCGTATCGGTCAGGCTTCTGGGGTGTCCGCCGTATCAGGTCGAGGACATCGGGCTCCGCGGGACGCTGGTCGTCGACTTCGACGGCGGGGCGCTCTCGGCGGAGGCGATCCTGATGGACTTCGAGGTGGAGGGATCGGTCGGCGATCTGCTCCGCGGGACGGCAAAGTTCCAGTTCACGGGTGCCGAATAATGCCGAAGCCTCTGGATCAGATCCTCGCGATCGCCGACGAGCCGATCGCAGTCACGCCGCCGCGGTCGAAGGCGTCCGTCCTCCTGCGATGGCCGTCGTTCGCGGAGTGGCATGAACTGTCCGTCGCCCACCGCAAGCTCGACGGCGACCCGCCGGCCGAGCTGATCGCCCGGACCGTGGCGATCTGCCTGTCCGACGCCGACGGCGGCCGCCGCTACAAGGACGAGGACATCCCGGAGCTCATGAAAACGAGCCCGCGGACGCTCATGTGGTTGTACGTCAAATGCTGGGAGACGGTCCTCCGCAACGACGAGAAGGCCATAAAGGACGAGGAGGGAAACTCCGACGCGAGCCGTGGCTGACGTTCGCCCACCGGCTCGCGGCACACCTCGGGATACCGAACGTCGCGGCGATGATGCGGTCCATGTCGGTCCGCGACCTGCGCCGCTGGTTCGCCCACTACCGCCTCGAGCCCTTCGGGAACGACTGGCGGCGGACGGCCAGGGAGGCGGCGATGATCTGCCGGGCGCTCAACGCGAAGGTCTCGGAGGAGTTCGAGGAGATGTTCCTGCCGACCTATGACCCGAGCCGTCCGACCCAGACGCCCGAAGAGATCGCCCGCGAGCTGGCGAAACTGAAGCACCTCACGCAGCCCAAGAAACGCAAGGACGCGAAGTAATGGCGAGCACGATCGGCAAGGTGCGGGCGGTGTTCACCGCCTCGACGTCCGGCCTGACGTCCGGCGTCAACGCTGCGGCCGCCTCGATGCGGCGAATGGAGAACGCGGTCGCGGGCCTCCGCGGCCCGATGTCTGGACTGCTGGCGATCAACGCGGCCAGCTTCTTCGGGTCCGTCACGTCGTCGGCCCTCGGCTACGCCCGATCCCTGGCCGGCCTGGTGGTCTCGACGACCGACGCCGTCTCGGCCCAGAACGACCTGGCCGGCCGCCTGGGCGTGACCTATGGCGAGCTCGCCGGCCTGTCCTACGCCGGGTCGCTCGTGGGCGTCTCGATGGAGACGATCGGGGCCGCGATGACACGGGCCCAGGTCGCGTTCGCGAACGCGGCCAACGGCTCACGGACGGCCGTCGCGGCCTTCGACGCGATCGGCCTGTCGGCCGCCGAGCTCAACGGCATGTCCGCCGAGCAGCAGTTTGAGGCGATCGCCCAGGCGATCTCGCAGCTCCCGACGGAGGCCGAGCGGGCCGCTGCCGCCGTGCGGATCTTCGGCCGGGCCGGGGCCCAGCTCCTGCCGCTGTTCAACCAGGGGGCCGCCGGGATCCAGGAGGCCAGGGCCGAGGCCGAGCGGTTTGGGCTCACGCTGACGGACGCACAGAGCGGCAACATCGACGCGATGGGGGACTCGTTCGACCGGGCGAAGGCGGCGATCACCGGCGTGATCAACCAGGTCGTGGCTTACCTGTCCCCGGCGATCAAGGCGGTCTCCGACACGTTCTCGAACCTGATCGGCAGCGTGGGCGGGGCCAACATCGGCCAGACGATCGGCGAGGGGATTCTCCAGGGGGCGCGGTTCTTTGCGACGATCGTCGACTACTTCATCGCCGAAGGGACGCAAATCTGGGAGTACGCCTCGCAGATCGGCGGCCAGTGGAACGCGGTCTGGGACGCCGCCTCGCGGGCCGCCTCGCTCCTGTCGGGCGTGGGCCGGTTCTTTCAGGGGGCTCTGCTGACCGTCGTCGTCGCATTTTCTGGGATCGGCCAGGCGATCCTGACGGCCGTCCGCTCGGCCGCAGCGTCCCTGGGGTTCGACACCAGCGGCCTCGACGTGGCGCTCGCCAGCCTTCAAGGGTTCAACCAGCAGCTCAGTAGAGACATAGATGCCTCGTTCAACGCGGCCGGCGAGAACTTCTCGGCGGCCTTTGCCGACACGGACCAGTTCGCCGCCGCCGGCGAGGCGATCGCCGGGCCGGCGACGCAAGCCATCGACGACGCGATCGCCCAGGCCCAGGCGGCCGCGGCGGCCGTGACGGAGGCCAAGCCGCAGCAGGTGGACATCCAGCAGACGGTCACCGTCGACGCGAGGCAGGCGATCCAGGGGATCGAGTCTCGGTCCGCGGAGGGGATCAAGGAGATGTTCCGGATCATGCGTGGCGACACCGGTGACCAGACCCAGGAGCGGATCGCTCTCGGGATCGAGCGGATCGCCGACAACACCGAGGACATGGGGTTCGACGTCGAGGTCGTGGACCTGGCCCCGGCGGCTGGAGGCTGATATGGCGATCATCTACGCGCGCGAGATCCCGAAAGAGCGGACCGCCACCGGCAACTACAAGGACGGTTACAAATACAAGCGCGCGTTCTTCGTCCGCACCGACTCACCGACGGAGTCGCTGACGGACATCTCCAACGCGCCCGGGATCGCGTTCCAGGACCTGCATCCCAACGATGCGTCAGCGATGATGCAGACGTATGACATCAAGCCGGCCGACGACAGCGGCCTGTTGTATGTCGTGACGTTTGATTACGAGAAGTTCAACCCGGATGACCGGGAGCCGCCGCCGGGCGAGCCTGGCGGGATGGATTTCAAGCCGCCAGTCTGGGGCGGCTCGAGCAGCGTGACGACCGGGCCGGTCTACGAAGACGTTACCGGACTCATGATCGTCAACACGGCAAACGATCCTCTCGAAGGGCTGGAGAAAGAGTATGCCGAAGAACGTCTCACGCTGACACAGTATTACGCAACCCACACCCAATGGATGGCGCTGTCGCGCGAATATACGAACGCCGTCAATAACGCGACATGGAACGGAGGGGCTATCAGGACCTGGAAATGCCAGGGCGCGTCGAAGAAGCTGAACATCGAAACAAAGGACGGCGCGACGATCGTCTACTGGGAGGTGACGTGGGATTTCGCGTATCGTGCCGACGGATGGGATCTCAAACCGTGGAACATCGGGTTCAACGAGCTGGCGATCGACCCCGAGACCGGCGGCTATTACGCACGAAAGACGATCAAGGGCCTTGACGGCCGCCCAGTGAAACAGCCGGTGGCGCTGGATTCGAACGGATTGGCAAAGACGCCTGGCGAGGCTCCCGACGCCCTGTCGTTTCAGGTCTACGAATCGAAAGACTTCAGCTCGGCGTTCGGCCAACTGTTCACGCCAGGCTAAACGTCATGACGCGACGCCTCGACAGTTCGGACCGCGGCGTCCTCGTGACGCCGGAAGCGATGCGGCGGATCCAGGCCGTGATCAATCGCGTCGACGGGGACCGCCGCCGCGTGGGCGCCCCGGAAATCCCGACGGCCTTCGACGACGCGAGCCGGCTGATCATCGGCCGGGTCGGCGAGGCTTGGCCGCGGGGCACGTCTGCGGCGGTCGAGGTGATAAACCAGGAGCAGTGCGACCCGGGCAGCGGTGATCCCGGCAGCGGCGGCGAGTCGGTGGACGCTTGGAACCTGTCCTTCGACGTGGCCGCGAACTCGACTGTGATCCTCGGCGAGGCCGAGAACGGCTGCTGGTATCTCGTGACGGCGGCCGGCGACTGTGACAGCGGATCCGGCTCCGGCAGCGGCTGCGAGTGCCCGGCGATCGGCGGGCAGGATCTAACGCAGCTCGAGGGCTATGACGCGACGAAGACCCAGGTTCTCGCGCATGAGTTCGGCTGCCTGAAGTGGATCGACACCACCGAGTGCGACGGGGGCAGCTCGTGACGCTGATCCGCCTCCAGAACGGGCAGGTGATCACCGAGGCCGGCAAGGTCGGAAGCGCTCCGGAGTGCTGCTGCGGGCAGAACAACTGCTGCCAGGTCTCGTTCACGGTTCATTCGGGGCTGTGTCCGCATAATCCGCCTTTTGATTACACCGAAGAGGAGTTGCAGGCATTTTGCGACGCGTTTCAGGCGCAGTACGACTGCCTACAGGGAGTCATGGAATCGCTTGGCTTTACCGTAACACAGGGCGAGTGGCCTGGCTGTGCGGAAAACATCTGCCCTTCCGAAGACAATGTCCCGAACTCCGTGCCGTGCCGCTGCTCTTTTCAACTCACCGGGACGGCTCAATGCTGCGGGTTTCCTAACGGCGACATTGTCAACAACCCGGAAGGCCTGTTTGGCATCGACCCGAACTGGGTGGACCTGTGGGCGTATGACGGCGACCCGTGCGGAATCGCTGGCACGGATACGTTCGTCATTTGGAACTGGCAGTTTTCGTGCAATCAATACACACAGCCGCAAATCCAAATGGTGAATGACGTGGTCGGCTACTGGATTCCCACCTGCAATCCGCTGCCATGATTCAGTGCTCGCTCCGACACCTCGAGGCCCGC